ACATTAGCGGCTGTCAAAACACTATCATATACACGGACATCGGCGATCTTTCCGTCAAAAGCATCGGCATAGTCATTATTATTGGAATGCACATTTCCAATTGTAAAATCCATGCCGTTTTCGGTTCCGAAATTTCCAGACGGAGTAGTACCCTCAGTTAATGCGACTGTTACACCGTTGACATAGATAATGGGTACGCTGTTGCTCGGCCATGCTGTAGTATCATGCGTCACAACTACATGCACCCATTCACCCAGTGGAATAACGTTAGAATCAGTTGATGTCCAATCTCCACCACCTGCACCGGCTACACCCATTTGCTGGTCGTATAATTTTATTTTCCTGTTTTGTTTTACAACAAATAAATAATTAACGTTGTAACCGGCAATGGTGTAATAGGTGGAATCTGGAACGTCTGTATCCAAATATATCCATGCTGAAATCGATCGTTGTCTTAAATTGGAAATATGCGGCACAAATCCAAAATTTATACCGTCCGTTGCGCTTCCTCCCGCAAATTCGATTGCCAGCGGAGAGAAGCCGGCAATCAGGGATAACGCAAGCACTACTCTCCATGTAACTTTGATAATATTGCCTTTCATTTCAACCTCAATTCCTTGTATGTAGCAATTGCCAGTCAAACCGAGCTCGTCGATTTCGATGTACCGCAAATCACCGATCTCGGTATAGAGAAATGCCATCATTGCAGATGGAGATTTGTTCGCGGTGAACGGAATGGAATTCAAAACCGTTCGAGGCTCTTTATGTTCCTCCACCTGACTGTCTACAAAAACACGCCCAGCATACAAATCGTTTTTGTACTTCTGATTGAGCGTCTCACTATTGGCTTCAAATTCCGTAATGGAGGCGCTGTTTGTCGCTACATGCTCAGTTGGATTTGGTCTCCGAATTGCGGTTGCACGCGGTGCGAAAGTATAAATATACATCGTTGATGCATTGCCATTATACAAATCAACCGAAAAGCCTTCAGTCCCAGGAGACCAACTATTTAGCACAAGGCTGGACGTGATGTTTGACCCTCCCCCGCCCGTTGTGGTAAACGCAGAGCAGTCGGTGGCAGTAGACGGATCCGGCTCAATATGATCTTGCGCATTGATCGGCAGGCCTCCATCGGGGTCGGCCCAATAGCCTTTCAGCGTATATGTTTTGCCGGGGCCGAGCACAATCTCCTCATCCAACTCGAACAAAACTTCTGGCGACGCACCCAATCTACGCGGATAGGCCAGTACGGTCATACGATTGATTTGGTGATCACCATAGGGCGCTTCAAAATCATCGATGATTGAGCCGTCAAACGTTTGCGCGGCGGTTTGGTTGAGGATGATTTTTCCCCCGTCCTCTTTGAGCAGATACCCGCCGTCCTCTTTAAGGAAGAGACCGCTGGAGGCGCTTTCAAGCGGAATTTCGCCTGCCGCCCGCCATCCATGCCGACTGTCCGCATTCTCGAATACTAATACGCCATTATGTTTTAGATAGACGTGACCAATTTCGGAATAAGCGACTTTCATCGCCTCCTTGAGCACTGTTGTATGCGATGTTACTGTATCGAATGCGGTTGGGAATGTTTCCCGGCCAGTATCGAAATTCGTTCCGCCTGGAGGCGCTATCGCAACCAGGCCGATGGCTGTAGTCAAAACCTCATCGCCGCGCTTATTGGTCTGCACTCCAGGATTGACGATCGGAGAACGCTCCGCATAATCCAGCCAATCCACGCAATAGGCATAGGCCAGTTTGTCTTTATTGCTTGGACGTGCATCCACGTCATCCAAATAGTAGAGATAATCATGGTCCTCATTTTCAAACGTGATGACCATTTTTATCGGTATACCCTTGCGCCAGCCCGCAAGCATACTCGGCCCGCCGATGGTATACAGGCCTGTTGCATTGTTCAGTGGCAGACGCAAATCTGCGGTATCTGCAATCCTATCCAGCGGCCCATTTCCCGGTATTCCCCAAAAAAATCTGGCACCGGCTGCGCCTGCCGCGTCGTCTAGTTCAACCCACGCGGCAGAGATGTATCCGTAAAACTTGATGGTCGCGTTCACTTGTGCCATGTCATCCCGCCTTGTTCATGGCGCGCGTAAACGCCTTTTCAATAATTCGCCCAAGTGCAAATTCATCAAAGCCGGATGATTCCCCTTTCGGCGTTACGGTTACGGTTTCTCCAGCCGAGGCAGTTTTCCCCGGTCCGAGTGGGTATCCCTCATTCCCATATTGCGAGGGGATGATAAATGATCCGCCTTGAGCATACCCATGCACGCGCTCAAATGCGCCACTACCTGGAGTGTAAGCTCCACTATACATAGTCGTAATGGTGGTCGTGATGTTAGTAGGGATGGAATTGTATTTCGAAACCAGCGCGTCGGCCTCCTGCTGGATGCGGATCATATCGTCTACTGCCTGCTGGGTATAGATACCCCAAGCCAGGCCCTGCTCCAATAATCCCTGCTGCTCCTCGGTGGTCAGGCCGTCGATGGATAACATCTCCTCCGCCCGCGCTAAAATGCGGCGGCGGGTGGCAAGCTCGAATTCAGTCGCGTTGTCCATTTGCGCTGTTTCATTCTCGGCTATTTTTTTGTTGAGTTCATCGATCTTTTCCACTTCCCAGGGGTAGGTACTGATAAGTTTATCTCGTTCCGTAATCAGTTCCGCGTGGGTAGTCTGTAAATCGCGTTCCTTGTCCTGGAACGTATCGAGCGCGTCAGTTAGATTGCCAACCTCCCGTAAATAATCCTGATTGGCTTTGGTGAGCTTTGCAATATCCTCCGCCGTAATTTCGAGCGCGGGAGCCAATGTCTCCCCCGTTGCTTCCGCCAGGGCCTCGGCTGCTTCCGCATCCCGCTGCAATTCTGCGGCCAACGCGCTGGCTTGCATGGTAGAGATATTTGCTTGTCCGGTTTCTTCCCGTAATTGCTCTTTTGCTTGCTCTAAATAATACGCACGTTTATCCAGCGCAGCAGAATATTCATTTTCCTTTTCCACCTGATCAGCCAGCGCATCAACCAGTGGTTCTAATCCCTCACTCACCGACCTTTTCGCGCGATCCGTCATATCACGAATACCGGCTTCCAATCGCATAAAAGAGCCGAGAGAAGAATCGGCGGCATGACCGACTTTCTCCAGTTGCATTTCAGCCTGTTGTAAAAACGCCTCTTTGAATGCGTCGTTGGCTGAATATCCCTGAGCTTCCAGTTCTGCAACTTTTTCCTTAAAGCCATCCACGCTTACGCCCAGCGCGTCAAATCTCATGGTGGTCATATTGGTCAAAGTCAAGACCAGTTGATTCATGTTCATATTCAGACCACCGGAAACAGCCGCAAGCCGCACGGCCTCTTCGTGATCTTTAGCAAGACCCAAAGCGACAAGATCAGTCGCGCTTGCCATTAATTCCATGTCGCTGTATATGCCGCGCGTAGCCTCCTTCAAATCACGTAATAGCGCCTCCGATGTCGTACCAATGGATTCTGACAGACGATCAAATTTTCCAATCGTAAATTCAAGCGCCGCCCCTTCCCGGGCAATATCATAGGTCTTTTTGAGAGCGACCCCTACCCCCACCAGAATACCGATCAGGCCCGCATTCGTAGTTGCGAATTTCGTAAGCTCACTACGCGCGTTTTCTAGACCAGGAACCAATGCTTTTGTTTCCTGTTTCAGGTTCTTGAGATTTTCCGTCGCCCGCTTGGTGTTTTGAGAACCTTTCTCGATGGTATTGATCGTTACGGTTACATCAGGCATTAGTTGAATTGCACTCCAATATCGAGTAAACGGCGCAATATCCGGCGCGTCTGCTCGGTCATTAAATGGATACGCTCGCCGGTCAGATTGCGCCATTGCGAGCAGGCATCATAAATATTGAGGAGTGCGGTCATGGTCATGGTCAATTGATAATCCTGGTCGAACCACCCGCCCGCGTCGGGCAGAGTACTCCAACGCTGGCAGGCCCACGCAACCCGTAACTCGTCTGGCGGCGGAGTACCATCACGCAGCACCGCAACCGCCGCCTCTATGAGTTTTTTGGGATTTTGTCCAGATTGTTAATGTGGCCTTTGATCTGCAAGGCGGCCCAAATAATGACATCGGTCACGCGCGGGTCATCGCACTGATCTAATGACAATGAGAGGTCTGGGAATGACGCGCACTCCCATTCTGTAATCAGCGGTTGCCCGGCCGCCCAAAGCCGCTCTACTAATTTCTCCGATTCAATGGATGTCGCAAGGGAGAAATATGCCAATTGCTGCCGGACCGTGATCTTGTCCGGCACGACAAACCGCGCACTCAATTTATCGTTTTTATATTCCATCATTTCCTACAATCCGACGCTCGTTCTGTTCACTGCGCCGTCGAAAGTCATGTTCGCGGAGAACGTTTGCAATGAGCCATTCGAGCCGGAATAGCGCACAGATGACAAAAGCACCTCACCGTTGTAGTACCGAGCGGTGTAGGCCTTCCATTCAGCCGTTTTCGTGACGCTGGTTGCGGCGTTGATGAGCGGCCCAAAAATCCCGTCCGTGGTCGTGTTCACCATCCCACTGAGGGCGATGGTCTTACCGGTCAGACCGAATAGATACGAACGGTTCGTATCGGCAAGACTGGTATCTTCGATCAGGTCAAGCGCCGCGTCAAGATCAGCTTGATTGAGATAAGATTTGATGCTGGTCAGCGTTCCTGCCGCGTTGTCGATCTTGAAATCCATATCTCGATAGGTAGTATTAGCCATTATGCGCCTCCAAGTGAGGTTGATGTACGCGTGACTGCGCCATCGAACGTCATGTTGGCGGAGAAAGTTTGGAGCGAACCGTTTGAACCTGAATAGCGGACAGATGAAAGCAGGACGCCGCCATTATAGAAACGGCCCACCGTGCCCGTGCTGTTCGTCGCATACGCGCGGTATTCCACCGTTTTGAGAACGCTCGTTGCCGCAACCACCAACGGGCCGAATAGTCCGTCTGTCGTGGTGTTGACCATACCGCTGAGGGCAAGCGTTGTACCGGCCAATCCATGTAAATAAGAGCGGTTCGTATCTGCCAGGCTGGTATCCTCGATCAAGTCGAGTGCCCGATTCAAATCAACCTGGTTACAATACGCGGTGATATTGGTCAGGACACTGGTCACATTGGCGGCCATACGGAAACGCATGTTTCGATAAGTGGTGTTAGCCATCGGCTTTCTCCTTTTCTTCCTTCTTCGGCTGTTGCTTCAAACGGCGGAGCATTTCGTGATGCGCGGTATCAAACTGACCGTGAGCCTCCGCGTGCGCGACCTGCTCCTCGAGCCGCTTGATTTGCTTTTCCAGTTCCATTTTCTCTTTTGGCTTTTGCATAATTCGTTCTTTCGTCGTATAATTTTCTTATCAATCCGACTTGACGATTATCTGGATTGCAAGCTAGATAATTCGTGACAAACGATTTCCCGTGCGTGTTGGCTGGCGATCTTCATGAAAACAGGATGCTGCGCGTAGCACTCTGCAAGTAAGCCGAAAGCCTGTTCGGGACTTTTTTTTATTCTGCATATGTTATAACATCGTGTTCCTGCAATGTGACGATCAAATCTTGAGACAGCCACACAAGCGCGCCGTCTTTGTTCCATCGTTCCTGCGCCTCGCGC